GCGTTAACTAAAGTAGTAAATGCCGGACGAAGTTGGTCATCAAGAACTCCGGTTGTGTTTTGTAAGTTCTGAATAAATCCAGCAGTACTTAATACTGCATAATTCTGACCTAAGTTTTGTAATGTTTTAGATAGTTGGTTGGCTGCCTTTGTATCATCTGCAAAAGCCTTAATAGAACTTTTACCAAATTTTAAAGTTTGATAAGCACCTAAAGCAATACCTAAGGTCTTGGCTGATTTGGTTAATATGTTAAGTGACTTGTTTGCTGCCTTTACGCCTTTGTCTTTGTAGGTGCTAACAATTGGAATTTCAATGCCTGATGCACTCATGCTGCAAGTCCTAATCTACGCTTTGTACTTGAATTAAATTTTAAAATGGCTGTATCAATAGCCTTAAAAGTTGCCTTAGTTACTTTGCCTTGATCTTTAGCAAAAGCGGCATAAAGTAATCTACCCTTGTTCTTGCGTCCTCTACCAATGCTTTCTAACCTAGCCTCATCATCAATAGAGTTTACAAAATGATAACCTGCAAAAGGGTTATTGCTGTTGTAGTTTCTTGTTGCCCTTGCAATCTTTTTGCCTTTGTAAAAATAATAACCTTCAGTACCCTGAGTAATTTGATTTTGGTAATAGGTACTTTGAACAGGCGCTCGCCCATCAGGGTTCTTTCTTCCTGCTGTTTCATAAATAGCACCAGCAGCAGACCTGTTTAATAATCTATAAACATTAACAAATCCAGAATTATTGCGGCGTGAACGCCCTAAAGAATAAGTTAAACCTTTACGGATAACATCTGGGTTGTACTTTGGAAATCCTCTTGCTTTGCCAGCAGTTCTAGAAACTACTTCCTTGCCTTGATCTTGCCAGCCACTCAAACCCTGTATTTGATTTGGTACATTAGTTCTGGCTTCATTTACAACTTCACGCATTGCAGATCGTATTTCTTTGTTCATTTCTTTATAGAGGTCAGGCGCAAACTTCTTTAAGGCTTTTTGAACCTCAACGATACCTTTTACCTCTACTGGCATTTTCCACCTTCTTTGATCTATCTTTTAGATAAGCCAATGTTGCTAAAAACATTGATCTATCCATGTTAATAAATTCGCTATGCGGTATGCCTGTCTCAACTGCTAAAGATGCAATTAAATAAGTAAGATCATACCGCGTTACCCATTTGGGGAATCAGCGTCCATAAGTTCTACTTTTGCAAGTGTCTCTAGGTACTTTTCCCCAAATGGTGCAACTGTTACACCGGCACGGCGCTCGGCTTCCCATGAAAGCCAATAAACATCCGATTGCCGTTCTTCGTCTCTGAATCTTTTATGAAATCCAGTTTTAAAATTTTGTTCAAACGCATACTCAAGTGCAGGGGTGATGTCATAATCTGCCACTTCCCCTGAAGCCTTGGACACTCTGAGTTTAATCATTTATTACTCCTTAGAAAGTACCTGTTGTAGCAACGGCAACTGCACCGTTGATAGTCCATGTTACATCCTGAGTACCCAAATCGCCTACTGCACCGTTAATGTCGGTTGTGTTATTTACTAATGCAGTAAATGTGTAAAGAGGGTTTGTTGCGCTAACAGCAGTTGCAGCCTCTTGCAATAGAACGCAGGTAACTGAAGTACCCCATGCGCTCTGCAAGGTCTGTAAAACTTCGCTTGTCGCGGTGTCATTTAGGAAAGAAATTGTCACTGAAGACGCTTCCAAGCCTTTTACGAATTTGTGACCTGTATCACCCATTGCGGTGACCTCAAGTTCATCAAATGAACGGTTTAATGTGACGGCGGTCACATGGTCAGAAAGGTCAACGGAATTAACCTTTACGCCGACCTTGTTATTTAGAAATACAGCCATTGGTTATTCCTCATCTTTCTTTGAGACTGGTTTTGGCTTATCTGTTTTTGCTACTTGCCCGACTTTTTCAAGCCAAGCCTTGTCCTCTGAAGGAACATCTATAATTTCACTCATTGTTAACTCCAACTTGTCATGATTGATACGGACAGTTCTGCTGTAAGCATCTCACCGGCAACACCTGATAAAACAGTTGGTGCGGATACATTGCCAACACTTATTTTTAATGTGGTTGATGCTGCTAGTTTATTAAACACGCCAACCAACATATCTTCAATGCCTATTAGATTGCCTTGGTTATCTAACATTGGCACGATCATTACAATTTTAAAATTAGCCTTAGGTGCAACACTTGAATAGATATTGTTAGACGGTTCAAGATATGGGTCATCCGGCTGAACAATTACTGAATTTGCAATGGGTGTAGCAGGTGGAAAGGCAAAGACCTGCCACACCCCAGCGTTCTCTAACGCTGTCGCAAGGGTTGACCTGAGAGTTGTAACGGCAACCGTCATTAGCCAACCAAGCCATTAGGGGCTAAATGGTTTGCAATTAACCCACGAACTCTAGCAATTAAAGTATTGCCCATGCGATAAGGTGAAGGCTGGAAATCAGGTGAAATGCCACCGGCGTTGCTTGCTTGTCTTGCTTGCCAAATATCAACCGCGATCATTGCGCTCGCTTGACGAACTTCGGCTATTGTTGCATAGTCAACATTAGTTGATGCAGATATTGTGCCGTAAGGTCTAACTAAATGTTTTAATTCTGTTGATACATGACTAATAACATAAGAAATAGAATAATCCGTTACTTTGGTAATTGTTTTGTTTCCACCGTTATAGTGTGCAGCGACATTTTCAACCGTTACTATGTCGCCAACTTTCATGGCATGAACAGTATCTGTATATAAAGTTGCTAAAGTAGTTGTGCACTCTTTTGCAATTACATTGTAGTCGTTAAACCATAAATAGCCTTTGACAATGTTTTCGGCAGCCTGACAGACTTCTTCAACTACTGAGTCAGAGTATAAACTTCCAATTCCAAGTAGTGTGCGAAGTTCTGCTTTTGTAACATAGGTAGCCGGCAAAATTATGTCCTTTCTTAAAGTAAAGGGGCGAAGGCTTCCAACGCCCCTTTACAGGTGTTCCTATTTAGGAAAGTTTATGCAACCATCCACTTGTAAGCACCAGCGTTTACCTTATTGGCAATTGCGCCGTAGCCGTAGTATGCAACCTGAATTTGACCTGTTGAGATTAAGTTGGTCTCTAGGCGATACTTAGTTGACTCATACCATGTAAATGATTGAGGGTTCACGATAATCATTGAACCGTCTCCAGTTCCACCAAGGTAGCGTGAAACGCGAAGATTTAATCCGCCAATGTTGCCACGGATATTTGTAGGTGTCAGATTTCCTGAAGCGTTCTGAGGATTAATTGTCTGAGTGAATACTGCTCTGTTTGAGCCATCTACTAGACCCATCAATGCACCCCATTGCTCTGGAGATACAACAATGTTTTCAGCGAAGCCGAGTGTTCCTGAGTAAACAGAAACTGCAGCATCAGCAATAAAGTCTTGGATGTTGGCTGCTGACATTGTGCGGTTTCCGCCATCTGTTGCAACTGCTGACAATGTTGCGCCAACTGCTGCGTCTGTTGCAGATGCGTAAGCAAACTCCATTTGACGAACTAATTCAGAGAAAAACGCAGGTGAAGAACGATCTAACAATTCTACTGAGAAAGTCTGTTGTCCAGCGTACTTCTTAACATTTACTGTTAAGAAGGAAACATTTTGGTCAGTATCAGATGGGGCTGCGCCTTGGGCTGTCTCTGCAACTGTTGGTACTTGAGTCAGTTTAGGAATTTCAAAAGTCATGCCTGCATCTGGAAGTGCTGCTGAAGAAATGCTGTCAATGAAAGGACGGTCAGCATTTGATAGAGGGTTAATTACCTCAGTTAATTGACGAGTAGGAATTAAACCTGCGTTGTCAGTTGTATCTGCTGCTGCTGCAATGTATTGACGGGCTGAATCATCATTTAGATATTGTGCACGAAGTGTGTTCTCTAGGAATTTTTCCTTTGTGAACTCAAGGCGTGGCTTTGTGTAAATTGCTGCTGTTACTGTTGGGCGAGAGGCTTCAACCGCAGGGGTCTCTACTACCTCACTTGCAACAGGTGTATCAGGTGTTGTGTTTTCCACAATTTCCTCATTTTCTGTTTTGGTTTCGGTTGGTTCTGCCTCTGCGCTTGACGCAGCGACTGAAGTGACGGCAGCACTCTCGAAAGCGGCAGCCTGTACTAGGCTGACTTCCATAAGTTTTGCCGCACTAACTCTATATATGCCATTAGTGTTTTTTCCTTTAAGTACTTCAACACCAACGCTTAATCCTGATCTTAAACTTTCGCTTGCCTCAATAAGGCTGTCAGTTCCTCTAGTCGTATTAGAAACTTTAAACTCTGCATAAATACCTGAGTCATCCTCATCAACCTTCTTCATGCGACCTATTGGAGATTTAGGGTCATGCTCAAGTAACAACTTAACTTTTGAAGGGTCATCTATTTGGATTGAACCTTTTTCAAATATAACTTTACCAACTGAAGTATTGCCAATTTCGTTTTCAAATGGCACGATTTTGCCTGAGATAATACGACGAGACTCTGAAGCCTCTAAATCTGCACTAAAGTTAATTATTTCCATTTGGGCTTAGTTCTTCCATTTCTCTCGCTTGTTCAACGGTTATTAAATTAAGAGTTAGCATTTTTTCAATTACTGCTAATCTTTCTAATGGGTTTGCTCTTAAAAATCCGGAGTCCATGTCAAACGCAATAAATTGTGTGTTTGGTGACAGATCATCCATACTTAGACGATTCTCTACTGCTGAAATATAAGGTTGTAGAGATAGTGCAACAAATTGACGACGCTCATCTTGCACATTGGCGTATGTCATACTGTTGTTCATATCTGCGCTTATGTAATATGCAGGAACATTGCAAAGTCTTGCTATTTGTGTTGCCATGTATTGCAAACTGTCGTTGTAGGTCATGTCTTTAGGTGAAAACGAAGTTGGCTGATATTCTAGAGAAGAAGTTAAATATGCAGTTGATCTTTCAGAACGAGAACGACGCCAAGCCGCTAGCAATCCTGCAACTTCTTTCTCACCAAGGTCTGCACCGTTATTTTTCAATATGCCTGAAGGGACTGGAGTTGATGCTGCGTTTGCCGCCGCTTTTTCTAAATCAATGGCTGCTCTTAAAATTCTTGAACCTGCATGAAGAATACCGTCAATAGGTGATTGGAAGGTTACGAGTGAGCCTACACCGGACATTGGTCTTTCACGACCGTCTACTGTATAGAAATCTACAAATGTGTTATTTTTATTTAATTGAACTTGTACTCTAGTATTATTTACAAAATCAAATCTTGCAGGACGATTATCGTCTTGATAAACTTCAGTTACTTCTAAATACGCAGTTCCATAAAATAATAATGCGTCAACTAATGCGGTGACAATAACTGAATTAGGCGCTGACTTAGATAATTGATTTACCCAAGGTAAATTAGGTAATTCTTCTTTAGTTGCTTTTGAATATGTTTCTAATTCCATTACGCCGATTGTTGTTGCAATTAAATTACGGCAACGCATAACTGCCGGTACTGATATTGCTTCATCACGGCTTACAGATTGAAACGGTGTAAATTGAGAATAATAAGTAAAAGGGTCAGTTACGACAGGTGGCGCAAGTTGCGCAGTAATTTGAGGTTTAGGCTGTAATCCTACTAAATCGCGGAAAAATCCCATTAGATAAGTATATCATAATGACTAGACAAAAATCTTAGGTATTGAGATAGGTTTGCTCAACATGTGGACAACCATTGCAGTTGAAATACTGGCAGCGACGCATCCGGCAGATTTTCTGCGGATGATTCTCCAGCCTGCGTCGTTAGTTTTAGCAGCGCAGTTATTCATTGAGTTAACCCACTCAGGTTGACCACTATGAATTAACCTAAGGTTAGATAAAGAGTCTGCAAGTTCGCCACATGCTTGATAAAACGCTTGTCCTGAAATATCTATCATTTTATGACCTGATTGTTCTAATTTTTGAGCAATAGAAGCAGTTGCGTATTTGTCATAGGCTATTTGAACTGGTCGGTACTTCATTGCCCAATCATGGATTGAACTAGCCATTTTTACTTCGTCTATTGCAACTTCGCTACTGAAGGTTTCCATAACTCCAACTGCAATTTTGCCATCAACAATCTGACCGGCGACCAATGCGCCAGTTCTTTTGCTTGGACTAACATC